GTATGTATCCAGCCTTTTAATTGACCACTATCAACAGGCACTAAAGTTCTTGCCATTCTTGCGCCAGCTTCAGCATTGCGTTTAATCACTTTGCGAATGTTTGCTCTTGCATCAATGGGCAATTCTTTTAACTCGCGCATAAGTTTTTTCTGACCACTGATTTTCAAGTTGCAACGCCTTTTTCAATAATCATTTCAACAATTGAATTTTTGCGATCAGATTGAATTATTGATCTAATATTCCAATACGCACCGCGAACTGAAACGCGATCAGCCTCAGTTAAAGCATTTGTAACAGTGTCTGAGCGCACACGCATTGTTGCTTTATTTACACCAGCTAATGCACCACCTTCAATTTCTTCCTTACCAGTTCTTTCACGAATATCTGCCCAGCGTGTGACTAAAGTAGCCCAACCAGTATTGGTATTGCCGTAAGCATCCACAGCCGATGTGTTTAGCCGCTGTATAACTGCGCGATCACGAAAGTTTCCAGCTTTAGCCATAGTAACTGCATCTTTCCGTTGAAATTAATTCCTCAAAACCATAGGGAATGTTTTCTAGTCTGTTCATTGCCGATTGCTCACGGTTTTCATACCAATGACCAACCAGTAACAACATTGCCTGACGTACGCTTTCAGGTACGTCTGTAATTGCTGTACCATAGCCAGCGTGGAACGTTAATTTAATGGCATCCGCGCGTTGATAAGTAGTCGGCCAAGAATAATCTGTTTTTGGTGAAATATATGTTTCATTTTTAGTGCCAAGAACCTCAAAGTGTGAGTTTGTTGCGGCTGTTAACGCATTACTTGCGTTATAATAATGAATTGAAACAAGGGATACAAATGGAGACATTCCAAAGTACACAATTTGATTAGGATTAGGAGATAACCATTGCGCCCATGTTTGTTGAATAATAGCTTTGCCTAAAACGCCTTGAGCATCCATAAAACTTGTGGCGGTATCTATTAATCTTTGAATAAGTGTATCGTCATCACTAAAATCCACTCGCAGTTGCGCTTTGGTTTCCGCGAGCGTCAAGGGAGAAGTTGAGGGTGCAGTAACCAGTTCGAGGGAGTTGTAGACTGCGAGTGGATAATAGCTCATTTAAACATCCTTTACAGCACGTTCAAATTTCTGTTTTGGTTTTTTAGATGACTTTGTTTCAGCAATTAATTCTGCAATTCCAGCCTTTATAAACCTTGCTTTTTCAGCTTCATTAACTGAAATAATATCGCCAACATTGTGACTAGCATCTATTCCAGATATTGATTGTAATAATCTTACTTTCATTTAAACCTCCAAAAAAAGTAAAGGTAGGACACGAATGCCCTACCCAGTTTTTTAATTAAGCCTGTACGAGGTGCTTAATTGCGGCAGTGTTAGTTAACACGCCATCAAGCCGTACATAGCCTAAAATGCCATAATCTGGAGCAAATCGCTCATTTGCAACAAACATTGTTGGTGCGCCAACTTTGCGAACATAGAATTTTTTCATGTCACCAAATAAAATGGTCTTTTTAGCAGTCGCGATTGAATCCATTGCTTGGTTAACAACAACGTTATATCCCAAAATATTTTGAGGGATTCCAGCTTGATAGTTGCCCATTGCCCAGAGGTAATTGCCATCGCCATCTTTAAGCTTCCTGATAACCGCTAGTGTGCTATCATTCATCATAATTCTTGCTGATGCCGCAGATCTATAAGCTGGATCAACTGAGTGAACAAGATCAATGATCTCATCCGCTGTAATTGCTGTTGCAGACGCCGCTGTTTTACCAGCCGCTGAAGTTGTCACAATGCCTTCAACATCAGATGAGCCAGAACCAGTAGTTAATTTGCTGTTTGCAATTCTACCAAGTCTTTCACCAAGCAATTCGCCTAGCAAGCTTTCCATGTTAAAGATTGAGTCTGAATTTAACTCATGTGACCAGCGCACCCATTCAGTATTAAACGCATATGCTTGAAGCTGTTTTTGACCAAAAGTAACGTCTTTGCCACCATCATCAGTTGGAGCAGTACCTTCAGTGTGTGCTTCAGCCGCCACGCCTGTATCATCGACTGTAGGAATGTTGATGCCTTCACCGCTTGCAGTATTTAGCACTGTAAACAAATCACTTGAGTACATCGGACCCGTAGCAATCATTGCTTTTTCAATGAAGTTAGCAAGCTCAGTTGGCACTGTGTATCCACCAGCCGCAGAAGTTGCAGTTTTTTGAACACGAGTTTCAAGAACAGATCTGGATTCTGCATCTAAGTTAGCGTTTCCGCCAGCCGAAATGTAATTGTGAAACGCTTTTCTGTAAGACATTTGCTCACCCTGATCGACTGCTGGAGTTGATCTGGCTTCTAGCACTGGTCTTTTTGAAACATCAGCAATTTCTTCCTGACGCTGTTCTTCTCTTGCTTCAACTTTTGCAAGTTTTTCCATGCGCTCAACGCGAGATGCGATTGCATCGTGATCTGCCATGATTTTGTCAAATGTTACTTCGACTTCTTTTGCTCGTGCTTCATCTGTTTTATCTGTAACAGAATTTAACTCTGAACGAGCATTTGTTGCGAGTACAGCCATTTGTTCTCGCAGTTCTTTGATATCTGCCATTTTTTAAGGCCTCCAATTAAAGGAACTGGTCGCATCACTGCGATCAATCCAAAGTGCTTGCCCACGGCACAGGGATTAGGGCTTAACAGCGAGAACCGCCGCTATTCTTAAATTAATTTTGCTTTCATTCTTAAACGTCTTGTTGCCTGAGAAGCACTTTTTCTGTGCGCCTCAAGAGAACGTAAACCAATCTCAGTGCCTTCATATGCTGGGGTTGTGACAATGCTTACGTCATACAACTCCGCTTCCTGAATTTTCCTAAGTGGGGTTTCATCACTATCATCCCATTCCTGTCGCGTGGGTCTAAAAGCAAAAGACATTTTGTCTAAATCACCACGTTTCATTTTGGGAACAATAGCACGAACATCAGGATCAGTTGCATCAAGTTCAGTTTCGATGAGTAGTCCATATTCATCTTCTCTTAAATTTAAAGTTCCTGATCGCGTTCTAGCTAAAGGCAAACCAACATGATTAATTAAAAAAACCACATCATCTCTGCCAATTGCATCTTTAAAAGCACCTCGCTCAATCATTTCGTTAAATTGACCACCGATATCTGTTTGCTGATCAAACACTGCGGCGTACCCAGTTACTTTTATTTTATCGTCTTCTTCGGCTCTAATTTCAAATTTGCCGCTTCTAATTTCTTTATCCATTGTTTTCCTCATTGGTTGTAGGCTGGCTTGAAATAGGCACTGTTGCACCTTGGATCATCAAATTATCGCCCTCTGGCCTTGCGGCTAGGTTTTCAGTTACGCGAACTTCATTTGGTGTTCTAATACCGTTTTGAATTGAGGTGCTGTATGCTTCCATGCGTGTTTTAAAATCACCTCGCAGTAATCCATCAACATTATATTCAACATATTGCTTTGAACCTCTGCCAAAAAACTTTAAATTCATTTCTTGTTCTGTTTGCTCAACCCATCGTTTGACCGTGTGTTTAACAAACGCTAAATCCTGTTGCTCAGTGTTGCTAAACGTTCCATTTGTTAAATCTTGTAAAAATACAGGTGGCAGTGAATATATTCGCGCAATCTGTTCTATTGAAAAACGCTGTAATTCTAACAGTTGCATATTCTCTGGTGATAAGCCGACAGATTTTAGCTCATGACCCATAGGCAATGCCATTATTGGTCTGCCTTCTTTTGCCAACTTTAAAGTTGCTCTTGCAACATCTTCAGATGCGCGTTGTGCGCTTGCACCAGATGCAAACGTGCCTTGTAGAACCGCTGGTGGAATACCACCTGATTGAAAAGCTTTTGAGCCGTATTGACTAGCGGCAATTGCCATGCCAATCGCATCTTTGTTGCTCATAATTGGTGAGCGGCTATCTAGTTGATTAGTTTTTAGCATAAAAGGTATATCTAAAACATCTTCAGCGTTGTAGCGCACCATTTTGTTATCACCGCTATAAACATAAACTTTCTTCTGTAAGTCAGCAGAATATTCAACTGAAAGTTGTGATGGATCTAATGGATATAGATTAGCAACAGTTCCGTTGTTTCGACGCTCAATATATGTAACAGCGCGACCACCTGTAAAAATGCTTTCATATGTGTATTTGCGCCATTCGAATGATGACATTTGCGGATTAACAACTGATTGTAAAACATCTGTTAAACCACCAGTTACTTTTTTGCGCCCTTCTGGGGTTTTTCGATAAACGCAAAGAGGTAAACCAGCAAGTGTGCCAGCTAAAAAATTAACAGCCGCCCAAACCGCTGGGATGCCAAGAGCGGTGTCTATATTAACAGCAACGCCACTACTTGCATTGGTAGATCCCCAACCCATGATAGACAAAAAATCATTTGCTGAAACTGGTGCATTTGGATTTTCAAGGTTGCGATTTTCAACCTTTCTAAATCTATCAAATATTCCCATTTTTTTTCCTAACTCATAATGCTAAAACTTGGATCATCCCAAGGTGAAGAAGGCAGACTTGCATCAACAGCCGTTGCCGCACCGATTGCCATTGTTGCCGCTAAACAAATATCAATTCGACCTGTTGCACGTTGTTTTTCAAAACGTCTTAACCCTGCTGGGGAAGTCCAAAAGCAAGCAGAGGCGATTGCGCTTCGCATTGCTGGATTAACTTCTATTCTTAATCTGTTTTCTAAAATTAATTCTTCAAATCTGTTTATGCT